AAATCACCGAACTGGTGAAAAGTTCAATTTAAGATCAGAGAGTTTAAGAAATTATGATATTAAAAAAGAGACACGAAAGTTAGTTAGTTTTTTGAAAGATATAATATAATACCGGTCGAATTCGACCGGTTTAGAAAAGAAGCGGGGCTAAATAGCTTTACACTTCCCTAAATTATGGTAGATAGAAAAAACATGGTATATTATACTAAGTATTAGTGTAATATAGGAGTTGTTTTNTGACACAAGCTCAAAACACGTATGACATCCCTAAGTCTACATATTTCTCAACAGTAGACACTAGTTTTTTAACTGGTGATAGTCCCGTAACATTAGATATAAACACAACATTAGGGCGGAATAGTGTTGATGGGTATATATTGAATGATGGGGTGGGGGATTTTACGGTTAATTTATCAAGTGATGGTACAAATTTTGGAAATGATATACGAATAAAGGATGGAGAATCTTTTGATTTACGGGCTTTAGATATCAATAGTATTAAAATAACTTGGATTGCTAATAGTTCCTATAGAGTTTTTGCAACATGAGTAATAACATGGATATATTTGCAGGTTTTAATGGGTATTTAGTCGATAATTAAAAAATAGGAGTATATATATGAGTACGTTATCATCTATTCGAAGTCTATTAGAAAATCAAATTGATACAGGTACAACGGATTTGACAACAGACCCCACCTCTACACTTTTGAATACGTATATTAATCAATCTATAAGGAAAATAACAATAAAAGATCGTCCAAGAGAATTATATAGTGCTACGGTCTCTACAGCTAATATCACCATAAATACAAATACCGTTTCTTTACCATCAGGAATATTCTTCCCAGACCTTATATATTATAAAAACAGTTCAGGAACTGTGTTAGAGATATATGAAAAACCGATAAAACGATTAATTGAAATTGAAGGAGCAAGCCGTTTTTTTGATTCGACAAATACAGGTGACCCCTCATATTATTCAGTTAAAGGGACATCATTATTATTTAATAAATATTTTTCTAGAACATCGACAGGAGCTATAAAAATATATGGTATGGGATTTCCTACAACACTGTCTAGTGATAGTGATTCTACTGAATTACCTACGGATTATGATATATTGATTGTATATGAGGCAGCAGTACTTTTTTATCAAAAAGATGATGACTTAACAAATCAATTGAAGTTTGAGCGTTTATCGGAAAAAGAAAGGGGAGACTTGAGGGTATTTTTAAGGACTAACGATTCAGGTGTAATTGATTTAGACCCAAAGGTTTTTACAGGTAATTTTGAGAGTGCGAAAACAAGTCAATCCGTATTTTTTGGGAGTTAATAATTGAGTAGTTTTGCAAGTACAAGTATTGATAAATTTATAGGGTTGAATACTAGTAGAGATGAGCTATCATTGATCCCTGGTCAGCTTTCAAAAAATCATAACTATTTATACATGGCTAATGGAGGATTAAGAGAACGTGGAGGAGGTGATAAATTAACAGGTTCACCGTTAGGAGGGGTAGTGTATTCACTTTCCAGTTATAGAAATGAGAACGGGACAGAATATTTAATAACAAATCAAGCGACAGATGTTTATTATTATAGTTCAGGCTGGAACGCTTTATCTTTAACACTAACCTCAAATAAAAAAATGCGGTGGGTTCCTGGTGGAAAAGGGACTGATTCAGCCCTATATGGCATAAATGGTAGTGATACTATAGTAAAAGTATCAGGTGTTACACCAACAGGGTCTAGTGTATCAGGAAGCCCCACTGATTCTATTGCAATGATAAAGCATAAAAAACGATTGTTTTCCTTAAATCAAAATGGAACATTGTATTTTACTGAGGTTTTAGATTTTGATACGTGGAATACTGGTCAAAATACGATTGATATAGCCCCGGGATCAGGAGGGGATGGTGTCGCTTTAGAAGTTTGGGGAGATGCTTTATTTATCTTTAAAGAATATGGGGTATATGTTTTACCGAACGCAGCAGACCCAGTACCTAAAGTTAATTGGGCAATTTTAAGGTCAGATGCAGCAACGGGTACAAAGAGTCCAGACACTGTTAGACGGACAAAGCGAGGGATTTATTATTTATCATCAGATAATTTTATAAGGACTATATCACCTAATGTTAGTTTTAGCAGTGGTGAATATTCACTTGGCGGTTCTGGTAGTCCTATTATATCAGTACCTATTGAAAATGATATGGAAGAAATATTAGATGATGCAAAAAAAGTAAATGCCCAAGCTATTGTACATAATGATCTATACATTATAGGATTTCAAACTGTGAATAATGCATTAACGTTTAATGATTTAACTTATTTTGCAGATACGAATAAATTTGTACAATTTGAAGGTATTCAAGAGCCTCAACCTTATTGGGGGCAATTTACGGGGTTTGACTATGATTTTTTTGCTATTCAATTAGGAAGTGGTAAAGTAAAGCTATATGGAGCTAAGGGGGATTCAGTAGCAGGGGATGTACATGAAACTTTAAACGATACGATTCATAATGACAATAGCACTGCTATAGTTAGTAAGGCTATTTTAGGTTGGTATCCAGTTGGAGGAGAAAGCACGTACAAAAAGATGAAACAGATTTATTTTGTAGGTGAAACTGAGAATTGGGAAATCAAGTTAAAATTTNTAGCATATAAATTTGGGAATTTAGTACCCTCAGAAGGTGAGGGGTCGTCCTATACTTATCAATCAGCAACAACGAATAAAATAGTTGTAGGAACAGCGATAGTAGGAACTGCCGTGATATCAGATGTTACTGTAGGGTCTAAAAAAATTAGAACTAGTTTAAAAGGGCATTTATTTAGGGCTGAATTTGGAAATGAAAATGCGGACGAATTTACTAGGATTGATAAAATGGTTATTTATTTTAGGCCGATTAAAAATCAATAAGGAGAAATATAAAAGATGGCACAAGTTGATAGTTTAAGTAATGAATTTGAAAAAGTAAAAGCTCCTACCCTTCCACGATCTCAGCAAGAAGTCGCTACACAAGCCTTTGAGTCCTCTGTTAGTCCATTAAGAGACGAGTTTAAAGAGCGATTAAAGACAAATGTTGAATCATTAGCGAAAAGAGGTGTTGAGTTTGGAGGTGTGGGGAGACAAAGTTTATCAGATATTTTTAAAGAGCAACAACGAGTAGAAGGACGTATCGCTAGTGATATTGGTTCTCGATTAGGTCAATCAGCTTTAGATCAAGCCTTTAGGTCTTCAGAAGCTGCAAAGTCAAGAACCTTACAAAAAGATTTACAAGAGGCTGGTTTTCAATTTGAAGGAACACAACAAACTGAGCGGTTAGAATTGACAGAACGACAAGCACAATTAGGCCGATCATTTCAAGAAGAACAAGCACAATTAGGCCGTGAATTTACATCGGAAGAGCGTAAACGTCAACAAGATTTCGGGTTGACAACTCAAGAAATTTCACAAGATTTTCAAAGGGAACAACAACTTTTTAACCGTACATTTACATCAGAGGAATCTGATAAACAACGTCAATTTCAGACAGCACTTGTTGACAAAGAAATCGCATTTAAATCGACACAGGCGGATTTAACTAGACAAGAAGCGAAAAATAATACAGCGATTGAATTAGCTTTAAGAGGTAATTTAACGGGAGAAGATGTAGACGAATTATTTAGACAAACTTTTGGGGAGGATGTAGTTTTTACAAATCAGGATGAAAAAGACATGCAAAATATTGCAGCAGCGTCGGGTTTATCTGTAGATGATTATGTATCGATGAGGCNAGCGATAGGTCAAGGACAGTTAAGAGATGTTATAGAGAATCCAGCTGATTATGTTGAATCACCACAAAAATCTAGGGATTTTCAGATGGAGATTGCTAAGTTAATAAATGAATCTAAAAAAGAAATTGCTGATATTGAAAGCGAGGGAAAAGTTTTATGTACGGAGCTTTTTCGTCAAGGTAGACTTCCGTATCAAATTTTAAAAGAAGATATAGGATATTCAAAAAGAATACATCCAAGCGTTGTAAAAGGGTATCATTTTTGGGGGAAACCCTTAGCCAGTATGATGAGAAAGTCAAAAGCAATAACCTTTTTACTTGAGCCATTTATAAAGTCATGGGCTTATCATATGGCATATAAAACAGGATATATAGAGAAACGAAATATTATGGGTCAAGTTTTAGAATTTATTGGTATTCCTCTATGTTTTTTAATAGGTTGTGCTATTCTTAATAGAAAGGTATATAACAATGGCTAGACTACAAGAACTTTTATCGCAAAGCGTTACACAAAACTTAGGACTTTCTGATCTTTTAAGGAAAAGAGATATTGAAGCACAACAGTTAGGACAAGTACAACAATTAGAAGGCGAGAAAGAAGCAGCAAATGTTAGAGCATCAGCACGGAAACAAAGAGGGGCATTAGAAACACTAGGGGCTCTAGCAGGAGCGACAGGCGGGGTTATTTTTGGGGGACCACAAGGGGCCGCAGCAGGGGCTAAAATTGGACAAGCAGTTGGAGGGGCAGCATCTGGGAAAAAAGCAACGCAACAAGGCTCAGCAACTGCAAATTTTATAAGTGAGGGATTAAAAACAGCCTCAGAATTTCAAAAAAAAGACTTAGATACTGAGGAAAAGAAAGCACGTATTCAACTTACACAAGCACAAACACAAAAGATTTTAACTTCAAAGACTGAACGTGATAGTTTTGAAAATCTTTTAGGGAAAGATAAGTATACAACCCCATCCATTAAAAAAGCGATAAAGGATAATGATTTTTCATCTCTCGAATTAAAAAGTGAATCCATAAATAAAATGGGATTCTCGCCTTCTGAAATTAAATCCGTAACCGATTTAAAGGAAACATTAAAAAAAGACCCTACATTTAAATCATCCCAAGATCAATTATTCAAAGTGAAAAATGCAAAGGAGCTACTTTCAATCGGTAATCCAATTTCAGATGCAGCTGCTCAAACATCGGTAGCTAGGCTTTTCGAAAAAGGAGTAATGACAGATCAAGATGTTAATAGGCTGGGGGGAAGTCGTGCAGTAGCAGCATTTTTAGACCAATTTTTAGAGAGGGCTAAGGATGGTAAATTAACCGAAGAAAACAGGGAGTTTATGGGTAGTATTGTAGATTCAATGCAAAATACAGCGAATGAAAATTTAACGAACGTTTTAAATGTTGAACTTGAAAGTTTTGAAGCATTACAAGGTATTGATTCTGATCGGTTACGTCCTGTTTTTGACCCATTTACAGGCTCGGAGAAAATTGAAGTCAAAAAAAATACAGGACAAGATAGGAAAGTTAAAAGAGATAAAAGTGTTAGTAAAGAGGATATTAAACAAGCAAAGAAGTTTATTAAAGATTTTCCAGGAGACCCCAAGGTTGAGTCATTAAAAGCAAGGTTACGGGAATTAGGAGAGGTTATCTAGTGGTATTTGATCCTGAAAATTTTTTATCTGAGACTGAAGATATAGCAGTAA